CTGTCACCAATCTTCTGTGGCGCAAATTGAGCTTGCTGTGCCTGAAGTTGCCCGAACTCCTCCTGATCGCGCGCCGCTAACTGGTCGGCGTTGTTGTGGTTGTTGCCAAAGGCGTCAGCGAGCAGCCCAACTTTGTCCAAGAACGATCGCTTACCCTTGAACGACGTGGCGGTAGACGGTGCCAGCGTAGCCGCCGCGGGCGACGACGATGCGCTACCTGCCGTCATGGCCGGATCGCCCATCATAGGGGCGCCAAACAAGCCCTTTTTACCTCCGAACAAGCCCATCAGAAAAACCCCGCCACGCTCTTGCCGATATTTAGCCCCTGACTGATGCTGTCCATCAGCGACGGGTTATAGGTCTGCTTTTGATTGGTATACTGACCCAGCAAGCCGCCAATGCCAGCCGCCTGCGTCTGCGCTGCCTGCAACGGCGTGAGCTGTGACTGCAAGATGCTCTGGATCGCGCTGATCGGCTGATACTGCGCCGCCGAAATACCCGCGGCCTGACCGGCGGCGGTGTCCATGCGGCCTCGCTCATTGCTGTAATCGGTATAACGAAGATTTGTGGCGTTGTTGGCAAGGTTGCGAGTGATGATGTCGCCAAATGCCGAACCGCCCGTCAGGCCGCGTGTGCCGAGCGAAGCGGTCAGGCCGTTACGCACGTCGCTGCCGGTAGCATCAATCTGCGCCTGCAAGTACGGGTTGCCTGCGTCGAGATACTTGCCGTTCAACACGTCGGTATTGTAGCTCTGCGCCGCCTGTACGTTCGGGCTGCCCTGCTGGTATTGCTTCACCAGATCGGGCACCAAACCGGACAGCGCATTCGTGGTGGCGCTGATTCCCGGCGCTGCGGCATTATAGGCATTCGTTACCGTCGCCGCCGAATTTTCGATCTGTGGCGCGTAAATTGGCCGGGTGGACGACTTGCTGGATTTAGAAGATACGCCCATGATTTATATCCCGTGACGCGGAGTGAAACTATAAAGCTCTTCAGCTTTTTTACGGGTTTCAGCGGCCTCTGAAAAGCTGTTAGTTGAAAGCAGGTTGATGGTTTTCCCATCGACTTTTATTTTAGCAAGCCAGCAGCCCGACCGCTTATCCCAGTACACACCTGTGGTGCCGCTTGTGTTGTTGGCCCATTTTGACGCGTTCTTCATGTTGACCGCTTGGGTTACATTCCGCAAATTGAAGATAGCATTGTTAATTTTATCGCCATCAATGTGATCAATAACGTCAGGCCACTCACCGTGCACCATCGCCCAAATAACGCGATGCTCAGGCACGCGGCCGGTCGGGAGCGCGATATAGCGATAGCCGACTTTCGCCAAATAACCCGCCCGCTTGCCCGCATATTTGGCATTCCAAGAGTTTGCTTCGCCCTGCGCTGTCCGAAAACCGTCTTTAAACCACTCTGAAGAGCGAAATTTCCACGTCAACTCGCCAGACGCAGGGTCATACGATAAAATCTCGCGCATCTGCTCAGGTGGCATGTATTCCTTGCGCGACATCATAGGTCCTTGCTGATTTCCACTCTTGTAACGCAATATCCACGAGCTTTCAATAATCTAGCCCATGCCGGACGCGATGATATGCAGGCAAAGGTCAAACCCTTGTCTCGCCCCCATTGCTCCGCTTGTTCGATCAATTCAAGAATGCCGCCAAGCGCGCCAGCCGCCGTCAAGCCGTGTAATTCGGTAGCACCGGCGGGATATTGCTTGACCGTAACGATGATAACGGCGTCATCCGTTCCGAACGCCAACGCATCACCGGACAGCAATTGCGTGTCCATCCAGCCAATTGAGAAGCACCGTGGATCCAGCAACGCTGCGATGTCCTCACGGTGGCGATAGTACGCATCCCAGGACTGCGGCGGGAATTCGATCATAGCGCTAACCATGACGTGCCGTTCCATACGCGCACTTGATGTAACGTGGTGTCGTAATACGTCTGCCCCTCAGTCGGCTGGAACGGTGCCGTATCAAGCTGCATAAACGGATTGGTGACGCGGACACGGTATTCTTTGATAAGCGCGTTGACAGCATTTGCCACCAGCCGAGGCCAATCAGTACGCTTGCCGTCCACCGGCACAAGCTGCATCCCGATCGTCGCCTCTTCGGCGGGATCGACCGGAGGCGCAGGCGGCTTTGCGGCAAACGTAGACGTGCCCGACATAGCCGCAGTGGCCGATGCGGTCCGGCGGCTGATGACAGTAAGCGCACTGGACCCTACGAAAGATACGATGCGGCCGGCAACAGCCATGCTCGACGCAGCAAACGTGGACGTACCGGCGAGCGCAGCGGCGCGTGATACGAGCGATCCGCCCATAGCAGCCAATGCGCCAGCACCCGACAACGCCGCGACACCAGCCGCGATCGTAGCGCCAGACGCCGCCATGGCCCCGGTTCCCGTCATCGCAGCGGATGCACGCGCCATCGTGACCCCGGCAGCGGCCATGGTGCCCGCACCTGCCATACTGGCGGTGCCGCTTACGGTGGTGCCGCCCCCGGCTCCGTCATCGATAGTAGGTGCAGCTGTCGCGGAAGGGTGGCCAGACGCCAGAAGCGCTTGCTGCCCGTGCTGCCACGCAACGATACCTTCCAAGTCCTGTCGGTCAGAGGTGGACAGGACGCGATCGTAAATCGCGATGGCTTCAAGCACGACGCCGTTTGCATTGAGCCCGAGGTACGGGGTGTAGCCGATCGTCGCAGTAGTATTATTCGTCGTCAGCGATCCGCCGAATGACTTCGTATTGGCAGCGCCGCCGTTGGCGTAATGGTTGGACGCTGGGCTGGCGCCCGCGGTGACCGTGTGGACCTCGATCAGAGTAGCGTTGAGCGCGGAGGTAACCGAACTATGGTCGCCAACGTTAGCCAGTGCTGCCCACGTGTTCGTGCCGGAGTTGCCGTATCCGAAGATACGCCATGATCCCGTGCTGCCGCCCCACGACAAGACGCAAACGTTGCCTTGGCTTACCGTGCCGCGGAATAGCAGCAACACGGTATGCGCAGCGCTGCCGGTCGGGAAAGCCGCTGGCGTAGTGAAGTCCATACGCTGCGTATTTGTGAAGGTCAGCGCAGGCTTGCTGCCGATCGACGCGACTGAAGCATTGTAGACAGGACGGCGTGTGCTGTCCGTCTGCGTTGCCGTCAAAGACCCATATTGCGACGTCCACTGAGACAGACCATTGCTGCCGTCTAGCGTCATAGTTGAGCTGTCGGTTACCGTCAGGTAGCCAAGCAACCCTGCAATATCAGAAGGGTTTTTGAGGCGAGTTGCCACCCTTAATCCTCAGTGATAGTCGAGCCAGACGCAATCTGCGGCGTCACGCCGCTGTTTGCTGAAATGGTCGGATTGAGGGGTCCACTATACAAGATCATGCCTGCGCCAGTCGCCGCTGTGCCGAGGCAAGCAAACGATGCCGTGCCGCCCGTACCACCCGTACTTGCGCCGAAATTTGCAGCCGCAACCAGAGTTGCGATGCCCGAAGAATCCACCGTCCAGCCGCTGGTCGTGCGGGGCACGGCAACGCGCGCATAGCCGGTATAGGAAATCTCGTTGGTCGTTTGCGTACCCGTCTCGCCCGGATCCGCGGTATGAAGCGACAGATAAAGATTGGTCAGCGGCGAAGATGCGGCGTTGTCCGCAATGTTCGCAATCGGCGTACCGTTGAGCAGCAGCTTCAGATAAGCCGTTTCCCATGCGTTAGACTTCGACATTACCGTGTTCCTCCTGCATCCGTTTCCAGATCGATACCCTGAATATAGCTCCAGCGCACGCCCGCATCTATGGTTGTCGTTAGCTGGAGATACCGCCCACGCGCGCGCATGGGAATACGTCCACTGCGTTGGAGCACGCCAGACGTTACGACGCCAGCGACATCGCCCATCTGTTGACGCGCATCCGTTCGCACGCTGATGCCGGTGTTTGCGTCAGACATCGGCCACACCGCTCGCAGCCGCGAAACATTGGGATCACCCGGTGCCTGCCAGCCCAATGCCAGCGTGGCCTCCAGATTAGGTCCAGAGAACGCGCCAATTCGGTTTTGCCGGTCCACGACATAGAGCCGCGGGTCGCCACCCTGAAACCGCGGGTCGTCCAGAGAATAGGGCATGGTGTCAAGGTTGGGATAGATAGCAGCAACACCTTCAAGCGAGATGCTGCTTTCATAGCCTGCGAACAGACCCAGAAACGGCACCTCAATCGTGCTGGCGCGGTCGATGACCCAATTATAGACCCAGATGCGCCCCGGCACCCCAGGCACGCCCCACATCACCAGCGAGCGCTTGGGATCTACTGCCGCCCACAGCTTTTCATAATCGTCCACCGACACGCTGTCGCGGAAGGTCTGATCGAATTTCTCGTTGCCCAGCGGGCGCAA